GGGCAACGAGTGCATCACCGACCCTGACGCGGCCCGCAAGTATTACCAGCAGCATCCAGACGCAAACATGGGCGCAGCGCTGGGGCCGTCGCGTCTGTGCAGCCTGGACATCGATAACCTCGAGGCGATGCGCATCATCTGCGCAGAGTTCGGGTGGGACATCGACGCACTGGCCGCGCAGGTTCCGACCATCCAAGGCAAGCCGCCAGGAATGCGACTTCTGTTCCGCGTGCCAGAGGGCCAGACGTTGGCCTATCACTCACTGTCGTGGCCCAAGCAGGACGACACGGCCAAACGCTTCACAGTGTTCGAGATTCGTGCGGCCGACACGCAGCAACGCCAGGACGTCCTACCGCCTAGCGTCCACCCTGACACCGGGAAGCCCTACATCTGGCTGACAAAACCCAACGGTGTCATTCCAGAGCCGCCAGCGTGGCTACTGTCCCTGTGGAAAAACTGGGATGCTCTTAAGCCGCAGCTGCAGGGCCTGTGCCCATGGGCACCAGAGAGGCCGACACCGAAGCCTGCGAAACCTCGCATCCCGTCTGGGAACGATACCACGCCGAGCGTTATCGACGCCTACGACCAGGCGCACAGCATCGAAGCAACTCTCGCGCAGTACGGCTATCGCCAGCAGGGCAAGCGCTGGCTTTCGCCGCACTCCAGCACTGGCCTGGCCGGCGTTGTGATCTTCGACGACAAAGCCTGGATTCACCACGCATCAGATCCGCTGTGCAGCGACGAGAGCGGCCAGCTGGTGGGCGCGTTTGATCTGTATCGGTACTACGAGCACGGCGGTGACATCCGCAAGGCAGTCAAGTCTGCCGCCGAAGAGATGGGCATGAAGCTGGAGCCGAGGAGGCCGAAACCTCTCACGGTTCAACGGCTGCATGCAACTCCTGTCGTCGATTCCGAAACCGGCGAGATCACAGAACCAGGCGAGGAAAACGCTCCGATCATCAGCAACGCCACGCCGATGAAGACAGCCGAGCTGTTCCACGAAAGCCTGCCGGAAGGCGGCCGCATCGTGTTCTGGCGCGGCGAATTCTTCTCCTGGGATGGCACGCGGTACGTCGTTCGTGATCGCGTCTACATCGAGCAGCGTCTGTATCGGTTCATGGCCCAGTGCAATACCTTGAAGCCTGAGCCAAAGTCCGACAGGGCGACGCTGGTGCCATACAACCCAAAGGCAGCCAACGTCAACGATGTGGCGCACGCTCTGCGGGCCGTCTGCTATGCCGATCTTCCAGATCCGCAGGTGTGGATTGAAGAGCGAGACGGCGACATGCCAGCGCATGAAATCGTGGCCTTCCGCAATGGCTTCTTCCATTATCCGACCCGTGCGCTGGTTTCATGCACAGACCGTATGTGGGTAACCAATGCGCTAGATTTTGACTACGACTCAAAGGCATGCCAACCCAGCGAGTGGCTGGACTTCCTGGCTTCACTGTGGCCATCCGATCCTGAATCTGTGCAGGCCCTTGCGGAGATGTTCGGATACCTTCTGACAGACGACACTGGCCAGCAAAAGATGTTCATGCTGGTAGGACCGCCACGCAGCGGCAAGGGAACGATCCTGCGCGTCCTCGAGGCCCTGGTGGGCTATCACAACCGCGTCAGCCCGTCCCTGGCATCGCTGGGCACGCAGTTCGGCCTGCAGCCTCTCATCGGCAAGCGCCTGGCCCTCATCTCCGACGCCCGCCAAGTCATTCCTGGGACAGGAAGACCAAGGCCTGACATCCAGGCTTCTGAAAGAGCTCCCAGGCATTGTCCTGTGGGCTCTCGACGGCCTTGAGCGGCTTCGCAATCGCGGCTACTTCCAGCGCCCCAGCTCGGCCGATGATCTGGCCGCCGACCTGCTGGAGCAGACCAGCCCGGTGCGCAGCTTCGTTGAGGATTGCTGCGTGCTGGAGGTTACAGCGCAGTGCAACAGAGACGACATCTTCAGGGCCTGGAAACGCTGGTGCGAACTCCAAGGACGCGACCATCCAGGAACCAAGGTCGGCTTCGGACGGCAGTTGTCTGCTGCTTTTTCGAGCATCTCAAGGTCGCAGCCGAGAGAAGATGGCACAAGATTGAATCTCTACACCGGCATCAGGTTGACAGAGAAATGGAAGTGGGAGGCGCAGCAGGTTTGATGGTATCGGCATCAATCCTGTGCCGGCACAAGTTGCCACAAGACAATTGATGCCTGGCACAACATCGCAAATCTGCTCTAACTCTTTGATTTCATTACACTATTTACACTTGGCACAAGATGGCACATGATAAAAGCTACGTGGTACACATACACACACGCACACACACACGCAAGAAAGGTAGAGCTGCAATGGAAATTCACCTGTGCCACCTGTGCCACCTGTGCCAGTGAAAATGTGAGCATCGACTAACATAGGAGCAAAGATGAAAAAGCAGAACCCTGCAGACAAGGTGGAGCAGTGGCCAATCGACAGGCTGGTGCCCTACGCCAAGAACTCGCGCACGCACTCCGATGCCCAGGTGGCTCAGATTGCGGCCAGCATCAAAGAGTGGGGCTTCACAACCGCCGTGCTGGTTGATGAAGACGGCGGCATCATCGCCGGCCACGGGCGCCTGATGGCCGCCAGGAAGCTGGGCATGACTGAAGTTCCGGTGATGGTGGCAGCGGGGTGGTCTGACGCGCAGAAGCGGGCATATGTCATCGCGGACAACAAGCTGGCGCTGAATGCCGGTTGGGATAACGAGTTACTCGCGCTGGAGTTGGCTGATATTCAGGGCCTTGGTTTTGACGTTGAGCTGACGGGTTTCAGCGACGAGGAAATCAAAGCGTTGCAGCCTCCAGACTTTTCACCAGGGACAGAAGAAGATCAAAGCAATCTAGACCAGAAAGCTCTTACCACTTGCCCAGCGTGCGGCCATGAATTCCATTCCTGATCTGCGGATCGATTGGGCGACTGCCGAGGCGGCGCGTTATGCGTGCCTGAATTGGCACTACAGCAAATGCGTGCCAGTGTTCAAAGCCGTTCGCATTGGCGTTTGGGAAGACGGAAAGTTCATCGGCGTTGTTCTGTTTGGTCAGGGCGCGACACCGGAAATCGGTTCTCCATACGGTTTGAAGCAAACCGAGATATGCGAACTGACCCGAGTCGCGTTGACAAAGCACACGGCGCCCGTCAGCAAGATCATTGCATTGGCGCTCAGATTCCTAAAGAAGCAATCTCCCGGCTTGAAGATGGTTGTGTCGTTTGCAGACGCTGGTCAAGGGCATCACGGCGGCATCTATCAAGCGGGTGGTTGGGTCTATGTTGGCGGCGCAGAGACACACGGGTATCGCGTGAATGGCGTTGTCGTCCACCCCAAGACATTGCATAGCCGATACGGCAAAGGCGGGCAATCAATTCCTTGGTTGAGAGCGAACGTCGATCCGAATGCGGAAAGAATCGTTGCAGGGTTCAAGCACAGATATTTGATGCCGTTACATAATGAGATGCGGGCAAAGATTGAATCTCTCCGCAAGCCATATCCTAAGCGGGTGAAGCAGGCGATGACTGGCGACCAGCCAGAACAGCGACGGCGCGACACCGATCCACCCGCTCCATCATTGAATGAAGGTTAAGACATGGCAAGCGATGCTGAAAAATCTACCCTAAAAAAACACGGTGGCCCAAGAGCCAACAGCGGCGGAGCTCGAGAAGGCGCAGGCCGAAAGCCATTTCAGCCCACCGACGCCGAGCGCAAGCAGGTTGAGGCGCTGTCAGGCTACGGCCTGCCTTTTGAGCAGATCGCAGTGCTGGTGCGCGATGGCATCGACATAGACACTCTGCGCAAGCACTTTGCCGACGAACTCATTGCAGGCAAGGCCAAGGCAAATGGCCAGGTCGGCCGCACGCTTTTCCAGAAAGCCATGGGCGGCGACACCACCGCGATGATCTGGTGGAGCAAGACGCAGATGCGGTGGTCTGAGACGCAGAAGCATGAGGTTACAGGCGCAGACGGTGCACCCTTGGGCCTTGCCGTTGAGTTCATCAAGCCTTGAGCAAGCCACGCATACCCCTGCCCGACTGGTGTCAGGACTTCTTCAAACCAGCACGCACCAAAGTAGCCTGGGGCGGCCGAGGCAGCGGCAAGAGCTGGGCCATGGCCCGCATGCTGCTGGTGCGGGCTGCGCAGTCCAGGGTCCGAATCCTGTGCGCTCGAGAACTGCAGAACTCCATCCAGGACTCGGTGCACCAGCTGCTGAGCGATCAGATCGCATCGCTGAAGCTCACCGGCGCGTTCATGATCCAAGAATCCAAGATCACCAGCCACTGCGGCAGCGAGTTCCTGTTCAAAGGCCTGAAAGGCATCAAGAACAACGCGCAGGCGATCAAGTCGCTCGAGGGCATCGACATTTGCTGGGTCGAGGAAGGCCAGGCCATCAGTCAAGCGTCCTGGGAGACGCTGGTGCCGACAATCCGCAAGCCTGGCTCCGAAATCTGGATCACGATGAACCCAGACCAAGAGTCCGACGCGGTTTACCAGCTGGTGCGCAACCCGCCCGACGACGCAATCATCCGCCGCGTCAACTGGAACGACAACCCGTGGTTCGCCGATACATCCCTGCCGGCCGAGCGCGAGTGGCTGCTACGCACGGACCCCGACGCCTACGCTCACGTCTGGGAAGGCGAATGCCGGCAAACCAGCGATGCCCAGGTGCTGCGCAACAAGTACAGCGTGCAGAACTTCACCCCGATGGACGATTGGGACGGCCCCTACCAGGGCGCCGATTGGGGCTTCGCCAGCGACCCGACAGCGTTCGTTCGCGTGTGGCTGCATGAGCGTCGCCTGTACATCGAGCGCGAGGCCTATCAGGTCGGCTGCGAAATCGACGCCACAGCCGCGCTGTTCGACGCCGCAGTACCTACGGCACCCTCAGCCCGAGAAATCGCAACCAGGGCCGATTCAGCGCGTCCTGAGACCATTTCCTACCTGCAGCGCCATGGCTACTCACGGCTGCACGCGGTCCAGAAGTGGCCTGGCAGCGTTGAGGACGGCGTGGCCTACCTGCGCTCGATGGACCAGATCATCATTCACCCGCGCTGCACGCACGCGATTGAGGAGGCGCGCCTGTGGTCCTACAAGGTCGATCGACAGTCCGGCGACGTTTTGCCTGAGCTGGTGGACAAGAACAATCACATTTGGGACGCCGTGCGGTATGCACTGGCCCCGATGATTCGCCAGCGCGACTCAGGCGCCGCAGCGGTTAGGATTCAAGGCCTATGACACCAGCCGAAGAAATCGCCCTGCTGGACCAGCTCTCAGCCGACGTCGAGGCGCAGGTGCTCGCCGCCTACCAGCGCGCCATGGACCTGATGCGTCGAGGGATTCCGCCACGCGATGCCATTACGCGGGTCATGGACTCATTTACCGGCGAGTTCGCCGACCTGATGGCCGCATCGCTCTCCGCAGTGCTGCAGCGCAGCGTCGGCACCGAGTCGGCCCTGGCCATCAACATTGGCCCCGTCTCCCTGTCGCGCAAGCTGTACGCCGAGGCGCAGGACGTCTCCAACATCGTGGCCGGCATCGTCCAACGCAACGTGCGCGGCTACCAGGACGCCAGGCGCTTGGCCCTGGATCTGTTCGAGGGCTACGGGTTTCGCGAGCCAGACGCCGAGCCGCTGCAGATCAACCCCGACAACCCGAAGCTACCGAAATACCTGCGCGAGATCCTGGACCCGGACCCGGTGCGGCGCAAGATGGCCACGGCCTTCGCACGGCTGGAGGTGGACAACCTCAGCACGCCGGCCCTGCGCGCGGCCTATAGCGAGCTCCTGGACGCGATAGACAGCATCCAGGGTACCGTGGGCAGGGATGAGCTGGAAAAAACGCTTAAAACGGCGTTTTTCGAGCGCGTGCGGTACTTCGCCGAGCGCATCGCCAGGACGGAGGCGCACCGAGCCTATTCGCAGCGTGAGGCGCAGATCCTGCTGGAGGACGCGGACATCGAGTACGTGCAGATCCGCCGCAGCCGCACCAGCACCGCGCCGTGCATCTGTGACCTCATCACCGGC